GAGATATTTGTTCCCACCCTAAATGTGCTTCTTGTCCTAAAATATTACATGAAAAATCAGTTACATCTGATGGTGGTGCAATAGCACCTACAATAGTTCTTTGTGCAGAAACATAAGTTGATGATACACCTAAAGTATTTACTGCTTTGACTCTTACATCATACGTCTGTTGGTCAATAACATTTAAGACTCTATGATTGAGTCCACTACCCTGAGCATAGATAATAAAATCTGAGTCTGTGCTTTTTTTATATTCTACTTGATAAAAATCTACAAAGTTATCTGGTGATGCACCAACTGTAATGTCTAAAGCAACAATTACAGTTCCATCATTATATTCAATTAAATTATCATCTAATGTAACACTTGCTGGTGGTTGAACTGTATTTGGATTAGGTAAAATTGTGTCTGCAATCGTTGGTGCTTCTGTTTTTTCTGCCCAAGTATAAAAATTATCTTGATGTTCAAATAATTGTAAATCAACAGTTAAGTCCTCATTGATTGTCATACCTTGAACTCTAAATGGTTTATTACTAAAACCCCCAGTAGGATAATCAATATTAACAATTTCTCCAACCGCTGCATCTAAAAATTCTGAAGTTACTCTAACTTGAACTTGTAATTGATTTCTTGATCTTCTTAAAATAACTTCTGCTAATCCTTGTGCTTGATAAACTGAAGTCACATTTGGAAAACTAAAATTACCTTCTAATAAAACTCCATCTGCGGTTTCCATAGTCGCTTGTTGATCTGCACTTGCTAAACCTGAGTCGTCATTAGGGGGATAAGATATTGTATCTTCTTGAAAATTTTTATCAGGATTGACAAAGGTAGCTATAACACGATTGTATTTATTATTTTTTCTTTCACCTAATAATTTAGCACCACCAACTACATTGTCTTTAGTTATTGTTTTAGCGGCACTACCAGTACCCTCTACTGTTAATTTATAAACTCCTTCGGTGTAAGTAAAAAAAGCCCTCATAGGATTTAAAAGTTTTCTAACATTATCAATAACTTTTTGGCTTGTGTCTATAACACCATTAGTTTCAAATAAATTTATTGTTGATGCACCAGAATATGGAGTGACTTGTGTTTCACAAGTATTAGCCGCAGTAGCAAAAGAAGCAAAACTAGTCTCAAAAGCCGCATCTGGTAAACCTTTTCCATATCTGCTGTTTCTTAAAAAATCTAATAAACACAATGCTGAGTTAGGCGAATAAGCAGTTGATGTAGTTCTAGGATCATAAACCTTTTTACCTTTAACTAAAACTTTTACATTAGGTATTGCACCAAAAATATCTTGATTCCATGTAAACCTAAAAGCAAGATAAGCAACACCTCTAAGTCTATGATTACTTCCCCAATTAGTTTGAGTAGATAAAATATCTGATGCTGTTTGTCCGTCTTTACCTAAAAATGCTTCTACTTGAATATAAGATTGACCATCTTTATAATAAGTTGAATCTGAACTTGCGACTTCTCTTGTTGCATGATGACTCAATGCACCATCAAATGTAACTTCTGTGTCATCAATAAATATTTTTTCTATGCTGTTAATCTCACCTTCACAGATTACACCAGCCAAATACAAATACTGATTATCAGTACCAGATGTTTCTACATAAACTCTAGTAATCCCTAACTTCCTTTGTCCATAAACTACAGGAATTTGAGCATTGTTTGATTCTTTATTTAATAAAATACCTTGTGCTGATTCTGATTCTTGTATGTCAAACTCAGGTACTTCTGGTACAGGAATTAACCAGCTTACAAAACTTTCAACAATATTTACAACTGCATCTACTATACCACCCATTAACTATGAAACTCCCTTTTAAATTTTTGATTAAATTTTTTAACTTTACCATTAACTCTTAACCATTTAACACAACTATCTACAGGTATGCGTTTTTTAAAATAATTATAAAGTTTTTGAGTCAATACTTTTGTATTTCTAATTGATACAACTTCAATCACCCAAGCATTTCTACCAGATTTCCATTCTGTTTGTTTTATTTTACCAGTTTCTTTAAATCTTTTTTCTACTAAATTATGTAAGTATGCCCAATTTGCAAAACCAGTTAATTCTTCTTCGTCATAAACTTTAATACATTGTCCTAAATTCATAGAAGGCATTAAATATAATCTTAATTCATCATCTCTTAAACAATCGTATTTTTTAAAGTTTCTAAAAAGTTTTACAATATCTTGCATTAGTTCCTACCCCATCTTAGTTCTGCAATATGTTGAGAAGCATAATCAAAACCAACATCACCACTAAAATATATTTGTTGTGAGTTTGTATTTGTTTTTCTTCCTTGTATTCTTTCAAAATCTGCCCAGTGTGAAGCTACTGAAATATTTACAGTTGAATTATTTATTTCTTCATCAACACTAAAAGATTCAATCTTTCCTTTAAACAAAGTAAATGGATCGGCAATTAAAGCCTGACTAGCATCTAAAAAACCTTTGTAAACTTCAACATCTTTACTCATGTAATTATTATTTAAAAATAAAGATATGATTGTTTGATCTGCACCAGTAAATGTTAATTGAATATTAGTTATTTCTACTTCTGAACTTTCGCTAACAGATGATGCTTTTAAAAATAATGATGAAGCTGTAAATGTGTTTGAATCGTATGTTAAATCTTTATAATGATCTGTAAATCTTGACCCTGATCCAACAGCTAAATAAACAAGCGTAACAGGATTTAGTTTGTCTGTAGCTAGTTCTGTATTAACTGCACTTGTTAGTCCTCTAGCCATTATAAACTCTCTATTACATCTAACTCATATTGATATAGATTGGTTGTTCCAATAGAAAACTCTTGAACATCATTTCTAAGTCTTACAGTAAATGGCACATCATCATAAGTTATGTTTGCACCTGATATTGCTGTTCTAAGTGGTGGTTCAATCGTAAGTGTTCCTGTAGAAATATCTGAACTATCTGCTACCAACATATAAACTTTATCATGGTTTGCAAACTTGATATAATCTCCAGCTTTTAAAGTTCCTGAACCTGACCCACCTAATGTAATTGATGTAGCACCAGCACTTGCTGTACCCGTTGGTGTTCCTGAAGCTGTGCCTTGTGCATCTGATTCTGTTGCTGGTGGTATTACTGTAAATGTTTCTAATCTTGATCTTTGTTTCATTAAAAATGCTTTGATCGGTGCAAACTCTGATCTACTCATTGGTGGATATGCAAGTGTAACTGAAAATCTTTGTCCGTCTATTTGTCTAGCTTGAACTCTGCCAGATGTTGTAACACTTATTAAAGTGTTTTGCTCTGAACCTATACTTGCGTTTCTTGGTTGGGGTGATGTAGGTAATTGTCCACTCATATTATACTAATGCCGCTTTTCCTTTTTGGTTTAATGCAGAATTGACTATGTTTACAATAACTGCTCTATTATCAATTAATAATTCTTTTACACCTCTAACATCTGTTGCGTTGATTGTGAAATTAACATTTGTTCCTAATTGCTGTAATCTTTCATTAGATACAATTTCTCCATCTTGATTTGGTATAAATAATTCTCTACCACGTTCACCTACCATATAAGCCTGACCCATACCTACCGCACCACCATTTGCCCTCGCTTTGACTTGTCCACCTTCAGCAGAACCACCACCAAAACCAGCAAATGCTTTAACTGCGGCTATCGCTGTTTCTATCGCTAATTGTTGTCTAAGTTTTTGATTTTGTCTTTGAATTTCTGCTGTTTTTCTTTTGTCAATTAATTCTTCAATTTTTTTCTTTGCAATTAAAAATACTTCTAAAGCAATAAACTCAATTAACTTTGCAATAAGATTTATGAATACTTGTTGAACAATATTTCTAAACACATCACCTAGTTTTTTTCCAAGAACAATTGATTCTGCAATTCCTTTTGACATAGTTTGAATACCTTTGACAATACCTTTTCCAATAAGTTCATTAATATTTTCAAAAGATTTTCCTAGTCCTTTTGTAACTTCTTCATTCACTGCTTTAAGTCTGTCCAATAATTTATCTAAAAATGTTTTATCTCTTTCTTGTGCTTTAGGAGTAAATATTGGTCTGTCTTTTACAAAAATTTCTGGCATAGTTTTGCCTTTAACACCTCTTGTTGCACCAACACCGCCCATAGCCATTGTTAAATCTGTAAGATCAATTTTTTCTAATTCTTGTCTTGCTTCTTTTAGTGATTTTTTAAAATCATCAAATCTTGTAATTAATGTTGTAATTGCTAATATTGCGGCGGCTACACCAGCAATACCTAAGAAAATTGGATTAGCCAACATAACAGCGTTTAATCCAGCCATAGCAATAGTTAGGTTTCTAATAAAAGATATTATTTTGATTGCTACAATAGCTATAAATATATTTTTTATAGTTTCAAAATTTTCTGCTACAAATTTAGTTGCTTGTCCTAATCCTTGTATAACTTTAGTTAAAGCTACTCCAACATTGTTACCAAATTCTCTTATTGCTTGTTCGTTTTCTTTTGCAAAATCCTTAACATCTCCTAATTGTTTTTTTAACTCACCAAAAAATCCTTCTGCAACAGCAACTTGAAATTGGAAAAAAGCATCTTTTATGTTTGAAACAGTACCGAATAATGTTTTAGATAATTCTTCTGTTAAATTACCAAATTTACCCCCACGTCCAAATGCTTCATTAAATTTTCTAATTGTTTTATCTACACTGACTCTAGCACCAACTTCAAATCCAGCCATAGCTAGAATACCTCTATCTCTAAAAGTATCTGCCGCCGCCGCACCCGCACTAAATGCTCTTTGAATTTGTAAAGAAGCTAAAGCAAAATCACCGCCAATTTGTGCGGCAGTGTTACCAGTAATTAGTAATAAATCTTCAAATGATACTCCCGCTTCTTCGGCTCTTTCTCTAACAGTAGCTAATGCAGTAACCCCTTGTTGTATATTTTCTAATTCAAAAGGTGTCGTTGCCGCAAATTTAGTAACTTCTTCTAATGCTTTTCGTCCAGCTTTTGCACTACCGAATAATGCTTTTAATTGAACTTCTAAATTTTCTATTTGAACACCAGCTTTTACAAAACCTCGTACAACTGCCGCCGCACCAAGACCAATCAAAGCATTTCTTAAATTAAAAACAGATTGTCTAACTTTTGATAATCTGCCTTGTAATTGATTAAAGGCTTGTTTAGTATTATCTACTGCGTCTAATCTTACTTGAAGGCGATTTGTTGCCACTTGTTAGTTTCTCCTTATCTGCCTTCACTTTAAAATATGCTAACCAGTATGTAAATTCCTCTTCTGTCATACTTAGCACTTCTTCCATACTTTTATGTAATTTTTCGCCCAAAGCAAGTATGGAATATAATTCTGGGTCGTATCTTACTTTTTTTCGGCGTCCTCTGGTGTTACTGTGTTTAACATCTTTGTTGCAACATTTGCAATTACATCAGGATCGGCACTATTAAGTAAGGTTTTTTTGTCATCTAATTTGAATATTTTTTTACCATCACCATCTAATGCTTTTAATACAATAGCATCTACCAAAACTGCTAAATCATCATTTTTGGCATTTTTAAATAAGTTTCTTTTTTCTGCTAATGTAAATGGCTTTGCATATATTTCTAAAGGTTTGCCTTCCTCGCCCCATTCAGCGACTTCAATCTTCTTGATTCCTTTATTTTCAAAATGTTCTTTTACTCTATCTATTACACTCATGCTTTAGCCTTCCTTATACTGTTGCTTCTGTTAATCCACCTGATCCTTGAAATGATAATTCCATTTCAACCATTCCATCAAATGAACTGTTTATAGTTCTACCTGTTACGATAGCTGAACCTGAATAATATGTATCACCAGAATCAGCACCTTCAGGATAGACTTCTAAAGTAATTGATGTTCCTGCATCACATGAACTTTGTGCTGTATCAGTTTCATCAAAGAAAACAGACGCAGTTTCCCCTT